GAACTATTGTGGGTGAAATGTTTTCCTTAGATGAAGTTTCAAATTTAGAAAAAAATATTTCTAATGAAACACTTGTAGTTTACATGTCGCATTTAGCTATGAAAACTTACAATAAAAGCTCAGAAAATAAAGAAAAAATAAATTTTTCTGATTACATTTTTTTAAAAAATGTAACTATCCTTAATGGTGGATGCAATATAAATTTACAATCTTATATGCTTTTTGTAGATTCTATAACTGGATTTTCTATTGGTAATTTATAATCGTTTTTTGTGTCTAGCTCATCTTTAATTTTTTCAATTAATTCTTTTATATTTATATTTTCTTTTATTATTATTTTTATATTTATTGATTTTTCCATACTCCTCCTTTCTTTTATAGAAAAAATGATATAATATTAGCCTTTTTATTGACAAATAACTCTTATTATGTTATAAAGTTATTAGCAACTATTATAGCTTGTTGCTAATAAAATAAAATAGGAGGTGTTATGATGGCTAACTCTAAACAAACTTCTAAATCAGTGGCTTCAAAAGCTTCTAAAATTCTTAGAGATGATAGATATAGCAGTACTTCTAAATCAGTAGCTGGAAGTGCTTTATCTCAAACTAAGACATCTTCTAAGAAAAAATAATCCCTATAGGCTGATAATTATTCCCAGTAATTATCAGTTTTTTTATTTTTTTTGTTTACTTTAAATGTCTAAAAAGTTTAAAAAAATATTTTTTCTCTTTCTTTTTCATTAAGATTTAAAAGTTCAGATATTTTTTTAACTTCTGAAACCTTAAATTCGTTTTCTCCATTCACTTTTTTTCTCATTCCGAAAGGACTCAAATTCAATTGTTTAGCAATCCAATTAAAACGATATCCACTCTCTTCAATTTTCTTTTTTAATAACTCTGTTTCAATCATAAGAAACCTCCTTTCTTTTTTTGTTTACTTTAAGTGTCTAACACAATATAACATATCGTTCTCTTAAAGTCAACATATTTTAAAAAAAAAATAAAAAAAAGTTGCTTTTTAGTGACTAATGTTATATAATTCAATTAATAAAAGCTAGGAGGTAAAATTTATGACACTTGGTGAAAAGGTTAAATTGAAAAGAGAAGAATTAAATCTTTCGCAAGAAGAATTAGCTGAAAAAATGAATTACAAATCAAAAACATCTATACATAAAATAGAGGTTGGAATTACTGATCTTCCTTTATCAAAAGTAAAAGAATTAGCTGCTGTTTTAAAAACAACACCAGCTTATTTGATGGGTTGGGAAGAAGATAAATCACAAGAAGATTCTAATATAGATATGAATACTGTAAATACTGACTATATAATGATACCTTTATATGAAAGCATTTCAGCAGGATATGGAGCTAGTAATTCTGAATTTATAGAAATGATTCCAGTTTTTGGATTAAAGAAAAATGGAACAACATATTTTGCTGTAAAAGTTGAAGGTGATAGTATGGAGCCTAAAATACCAAATGGCTCTACTATCATAATAAAAAAGGATATACAAATTGAAAGTGGAGAAATAGGTGCATTTAATCTAAATGATGAAAATTTTGTTAAACAAAAAAAAGTAGTAAAAGACAGATTAATTCTACATTCATTTAATTTAGCTTATGATGATAAGGTTGTGAATGAATTTGATGATTTTGTAGAATATGGTAAAGTTGTTAAAGTTATGATTGACTTATAAAAAATTTTAAAAAGGGAGAGATTTTATGAAGAAAAACTATTTACATTATTCATTTTAGTTAGCTTAATAGCATTTTCGCATCCAGGAAGAACTGATGCAAGTGGAGGACATCGTGACAAAAAGAATGGAGGATATCATTACCATCATGGCTATCCTGCTCACGACCATCCAAATGGTGTATGTCCTTATGAAAGTCCAAAAACTGCAAAAACTAATAAATCTATGTCTAAAGCAGAGTTTCAAAGAGATAATGGTTTAACTCCTGATGGAGTTGCTGGGAAAAAGACTATTAAGAAGATTAGAGAAAGATTGGGGGAATAATTGATGATTTTATATGTTGGATATAATTTAAAAAAAATTAGTAATGAAAATTCTCAACAAATAATAGATACTTATAAAATAAGTTATCATAAAAATAATAATTTTGATTACATCATAAGATTAAATATATCTAATAACAATATTATTGTTATTTTTGAAAAAGGATTTGATTATGAAAAAGAATTAATTTCATCAAAAACATATAAGAATACAGAAGTTGAAGTTTTACTTAGTATGACTAATTGTCCTTTTTATTATTTTTTATCAAAAGATTTCAAGAAAGATAAAATATTTGAAGATAAAGATTATTATCCTAATCTTTATTTTAATATCACTTATGATGAATTATTAGAGATGCAGAATACAATAAAATATTTTAGAAAATATTTTTCTAAATTTAGATGGTATAAAGATACAGAAAATAAAAATCTTGAAACTATTCGTGAAAGCATAAGAAATAACAACTTATTTCTTTTTAGTATTTTCTCTCAACTTTTCAAATTAACTAGGAAAATTATAATCGAAATAAATAAAATATTTTAAAATATTTTAGACTTTATTTTAATATTGTTATATAATACAAAATATAGATATAGAATATTTTAAAATATTTTGAAAGGAGAGAAGATGGAAAATAATTTAAAAAAAATTAGAAAAAAATTAAATATGACACAAAAAGATTTTGCAAAAATTTTAAAAACTAGCCAAAGTCAAATTTCTTTATATGAAAAAGGAATTAAAACTATTCCTGAAAACCTTAAAAATTATATTAATTCTCTTCTTTCTAAAAAAGAAATTAATGAATTTGAAAAAGAAGTATTAGAAACTTATGAAATGATGAGAAATGAAAATAATATTTTTTCTAAAATAGCATCTATAAATAGAGTCTTAATAGATTTCAACAAAGAATTAGAGGGAAAAATGTTAATACTTGATACATTAATAACGGATGATACTAATGTAAAAAATAAAATAAAAAATCCAATAAAAACAACATTAAAAAATTTAAAAAAATATCAAAAACATTTAGAAGAAATATTAGATGATAGCTTAATTTTAAAAATAGAAGAAGGAGAAGATGAAGATGGATCTATCTAATTTTTACGGAACTAAGCCTTTAGATTTTTTTACATATGAACAAAAAAGAAGTTGTATTTTAATGTGGGTTGCTTTAAATATGAAATTAAAATTAAAAGAATATAATTTACCTAATGCTCCAACAGGTTATTCTACAAGATTATGGGGAATTGGTAGAGGTAAAGAATATACAAGAAATTTTATGGAAAATAGAGTTAAGGAAAATATTAGATTAAATGCCTTAGGAGCAGAAGATGAAGAGTCTTTAAAAGAAATTATGAAAGATTTATCTACAAATATTGTAGAGCATTCTCTAATTGTTTGTGAGGATTTAATAGGAGCTGCTAGAAAAGCTAAAACTGAATCTGTTAGAGAAAAATATTACAAAGCTGTTAATAATCCTGATTATTTAAGAGTAGTTTTTATTATTTCAGTATCTAATTATGCTAAAGAATTGATAGCACTCGGTTTTGATATTAACCATGTTTTCTTAAAATTAAGATTAGAAACAATGGATATATTTAAAAAAGAATTAAGTGATATTTGGATAGAATATGCTGAAAGTAATAAAAATGAAAATGATTATTTAGATGCAGTTACAAGGACTGAAGAAATATTTAAAATGTATGAAAAGAAAACTGTTGTTAGTACTGATGATTTAGATAAACTGGCAGATGAAAAACTAGTTTATAATTTAATGGGAAAAGATAATGTTGATAATTTAATTGAAATTATTATAGATGGATTAAGACAAAGAATTACTGGGGAAATTAGACTTTTTAGTCCAAATAGTTATTAAAATAAAAAAATACCCCAGCAGTGATACTGCGAATATCACTATAGGGGTTAAAAGAGTGTGTTCTCTTTTGCTTCGTGAGTTAATTATAGCACACTCTATTTAAGTACGTCAAATTAAAAGGAGTGTGATTTTTTTATGAGAGCAGCAAATGGAATGGGTACTGTTTCAAAACTTTCAGGAAAGAGAAGAAAGCCATGGCTTTTGAGAGATAATAAAAGATTTAATGAAGAAACAGGAAAATTTGAAAGATTGGCCCTGGGTGTATTTGAAACTAAGAAAGAAGCTGAGATATACCGAATAGCATATTTTACAAATAACTTAGATATGCTAAAAAAGACTGATATAAAAATACATAAGAAAAAAGAGAAAAGTATAACTTTTGAGCAAGTATATAAATTATGGCTCAAAGATAAAGATGTAAACAAAGGGACTCTAAGCAACTATGAAACACAATTTAAAAGAAGTAAAAAACTACATAAAATGGAAATGAAAGAGATTAATGGTATTTTACTTCAGGATATATTTTATAGTTTAGATCTAACCAATAGCACTTTGAGAGTTTTAAAAAGTTTCTGGAGTATGATTTTTGATTTTGCTATTTTAAATGATATGTGCAGCAAGAATTATGCTAAGTATTTAAAAACTAAGACTGTTGAAAAAGGTAATAAAACAAGTGATAGAGAAAGAGTTATTACTCAAGAAGAATTAGAAGTTTTATGGGATAATCTTAACAATAATGAAGCCAACAAACATGGAATAATAGATATGGTTTTGATTCTGTGTTATACAGGGCTTAGAATAAGTGAGTTATTAAGAGTAAAAAGAAAAGATGTATATTTGAATGAGTATTATTTTGAAGTAGAAAAATCTAAGAGTAAAGCTGGAGTCAGAAAAGTTCCTATCGCAAATAAAATTTTAGATTTATTTAGAGCTAGATATTTCAGTAAAGATAAATATTTATGGCAAAGATTAGATGGGCTTGAATATGATTATGATTCTTTTGATAATCATTTTAGGATATTGTTTAGGGATCTAGGATTGTCTTATCATAGTTTACATGATACCAGACACACATTCGCTAGCTTATTATCTAATAATGTGGCTGACAAAGATGCCATCATTAAAATCATTGGTCACTCAAATTATAAGACTACATCAGATGTTTATATTCACAAAGAAATCAAAAGATTAAAGAAGGTAGTTGATGAAATAAAATAACACCTAAAAACCATTAAAATTGACTTAGCTAAAATTAGATTAAATTTAATGGTAACAAAATGGAAACAAAAATACCCTTCACCAACAAAAAAGCCCTCAACTTTTTGCAAGTTCGGGCTTTTTTGTAGAAATTAAACTATTTTTAAAATATGATTTC